TCATGGCGTGTAGATGTTGTAGTAGTCGTTGATGTTGGTTTCGATGCCTGGGCGGTCGGCTGACTGATTGGATGGGTACAACACAATTTCCTGAATGCTACCTGTGTATTTTTGCTCACTTGCGCCCACGTCATACGCGCCAATGCTCGAACCAGTTGTTGGGGTTAGCATAGTTGCAGGCGTGATGCTCTGTATCTCCGTTCCATTTGAGTGCAAAATTTGACTAGTCGCCGATTTTGTGGATGCAAAAATTAACGCTTGAAAATTATCAGGCGCGTTGATTGTAGTTGCTTGGTCTGCAACTGACCTATAAAAAAGATTGTATTTGGAATTCTGAGTGGTTAGCGCGTAACCATCTCCATCGCCAACACCGATAATGGCATTGTACGTACTTTGGTTTGGGGTTTTGTGAACGGCCGCTATACTTACGTCCGTGCTTGACGATATAAGAGCGCTAATCAGATTGTCGGTTATACCGTCAAAGTTCATCGCTGGCTTTTCGTTGCCCGCGCTTCCCACTTCATTTACTCCCGTCACGCTATCGTAAATCTTCGGCTGACTTCCCGTCGTCGTCTGCGTCGCGTCGTTGCTGTTCGCTTGGTCGTACCAAACCTTGCAAAACCCGTCCGTGCCTGAGCAGAAGGTGGCAAGCGCAGTGGTGTCAAGGTCGCCGTTTGCATCAAAGCCGATATCCTGCTCTGCGTTGTCGGATGCGCGACGAACTCGGATGGCGCTGCCTGTGTAGTCCGTGTCCAGCAATCGAAGCGAGTACGCCGCCGCCGCACCGGGGTAATCAGCAAGCAAGCCCGAACGTCCTGACACCTCCGTGCGTGTGGCGTAGATGGTTATCGGTGCGCTTTCTGTTTTGAGCAGGTTGTTGAATGCCGTAAGCATCTCCGCGTAGGTGGCATCCGTAGCAAGTCCCGCATTGGTGTATCCGCTTATCGTGCCGCTGTCGCCAAATGCTCCGGCCTTGTAGTACAAGACGCGCTCCTCGACATTGCCGTCACCTACTGCTGCGGTCAGATTCTGCGTGACGTATCCATCGCCGTCGGCTGTGGCAGTGTAGTACAATTCCACCGTTGCGCCGACGCCTACGAACATCTCAGACAGCGCCTCGGTGCGGTATCGCTGATGGTAGCCTTTGCCCGGCGCCCACATACGAATGAACAGCCGCCCGGTGTTCACCTGCTTGCGGGTGACGATGCCGATGGGATACTGGTTCTCCGTTGTGTCAAGGCTGCCGTCGCTTTGCGGGTATAGGATGTCGCCGACTTCGAAGGCGTCCGTGTTGATGTTGCGAAGCTCGCCGTATACCTGCGCATGGCCATCGGCGCCGCCTGCTATCTGCTCGCTGATGACTCCGACAAGGGTTTTGCTGTCGTCAACCGCTGGGTTGAACAACTCAACCTTGATGCGGTCGCCCTGTGCGCCTACTGCTTTGACCACCTGCCCCACTGTCAGCGCGTCGTCTCGGTACGAATTGCGGACCGGAATAACCACCTGCCCCACGCCGTCGGCTATCCATTGACTTGTTGCCTCATCGTAGACAAGTGCTTGGCGGTCGATGGCGTTGACAATCTCATCATCGACATCAGCAAGCCGCCACAAGTTCAGCGCTTCGATTGGCGATCCTGTGGCGATTTGCACGTCGTCGCGTTTGACGCGGACGATGAACGTGAGCTCTTGCCCGTATTGCCGTGGCTGGTCGCGGACGTAGATACTCACATCATCGAACTGAATGCTCTCGACGTTGACTGTGTTGTACGTGCCGTAGACGCGGTCAAGAGCCACGCGAGCCACGCTGCCCATATCTGCGGCTTGGTCGTAGCTGGTTGAGACGCAGATGACCTCAACGCGCACCTCATCGATTACCGCAGGCCCGTCGTGCGTATCGTCGGGATCGACACTTGTCACGCGGTAAACGATGAAAGGCGCGGCCGCATCCTGTGGAGCAACTTCAGGGTAGATGCGCGTCGTGATGGCGCTGACGCCCGCGTTATTGGCGAGCAAATAGTAGATGGCTTTTCCGACGTTCATTTCGTTGTACTTGCTTGTTTCGCCGCTCGTTGCACTGCCTTCTTGTATTGCTTGAGCATCTTTTGGCCTGCTGGGCCGATGCCTTGCTTTTGGCCGCGCTTGACTGCACCTACGTTGCGGTTGCCGCCATTGCCGCCGTAGAGCTGCGCGAAGTATGTCTGATTATCCTCGACAAAGGTCTGGAACCAAGCGTCTTCATTTTCCTTCGCCCGCTTGCCTGTCTGTGGCCCGACGAAGTAATCTGTGCCGCCTTTCTTGATTTGCCAGGTCTTTATGGATCGCCCGTAAGTACCAGGCTTAACTTCAAAGTCACCCTTGCGCTTGCCGAAGCCTTCGATGGGCGTGCGTGAATCTGTGATGTTGCCTTTGATGGCGTCCTCGATAGGCTTACCAGCCGACTTGTGGATGCGCTTCGCCGTCCGTGGGTTTTGCAGTTCCTTCATGAACTTGCGAACCGCCCGGTTCATCTGCTGGCTGTTGACATCGATATCAACTTGCATAGGTCGTATCGTTAAGCTGGCACATCAGCACCAGTTGGTCATTGCGGCCTATCTCCTCAATGCCTGTGATGTCGTAGGTCTTGGAGTCGTAGACAACGCGGTCTTTTGTCGTAACTGCGCGGCTGTCCGTGCTGCTGCGAACCTTAAACGCAAGCTGCTGCGTCGCCGTGTCCTGTCGGTCGCTGATGCTTTCCCGCAGGTTGGTGGTCTTTTGCAGTTCCGCCCACACGGTGATAAGCGTCGCCCACGTCGCCACCTTCTCGCCATAGCCGTTGGTGGTTTCGGTTGCGCGCTGGATTGTGATGCGTCTGTCGCTCTTTCCGATAATCATCCGACAATGCGATAAGGAGAAAGAACAGAATGCAAGCCAAGTGGCACCTCATAGCTTTGTGAATAGGCCACCGCTTGCCGTGCTTCGTAGAGGTGGGCCACCATCAGCCGCACTGCGTGAATCAGTGGCGTTGGAATGTCTGCTTCCGCGTAGCCGATTGTCATGTTGACTTGCACCGCATTGAAAGTGTCGTCGTAGAGGTCGGGCGCGTTTTCAAACGTGATGCGTGCGGGCTTCCGCTTCAGGTCAGCCCACCATTTCGCCGTGTCCAGTGTTTGACTGTCGCCAGCTTGGTCTACGTAGGTCACCGAGCTGATGGCGCTGACTGGCCCCACCGGGATGGCGCAAGTGTAGAAAGCGTCCATGTACATCACCGCCGTCACATCGCCGAGCCGCGTGTTGCAGTAGTCCTCCACCCACTTAATTGCCGCGTCACGATAGGCTTCGATTAGCGTGTCTTCGTCGCTGTGGTCGACGCGCAGGTGCGCCTTCAGGTTTGCCACGCTGATAACGCTGTCGAGGTCTGGCGTGCTTGTTATTTCAATGGTGCCCATGTCGCTAAAATACGAAAAGGGCAGAAGCCGAAACTTCCACCCTTTCCTTGACTTGACGATATATTCTTATGCTGCCGCTTCGCAGTCGGTAACGATGCTGAATGCACCCGGCTGGCGGATGGCAACATCGAAGAAGCGGTTGACGTGCAAAGTAACCTGTGCATTGCCTGCCGCGCTGTATGGGTCAACCAAGAGGTCGAGGCCACCGAAGTAAGCGAGCAACAAGCCCTGCGAGAAGTTACCGAACACCATCTGACCGAGTGGGCCTGCTGCGTTCACGAGGTAAGGCGTCGCAGTGGCTGGGTAGCCGTTGAACGTGCCTGAAGCGAGGTCAAACAATGCCGTAACAGCGCTTACCTGAGCGACATTCTTGGCCAGTTTGTAAGCCTCGGGGCTCATCGCGTAGCGAGCGCCTGCCAAGTTTCCGCCTGCTGCCAAAACAGCGCTTTCCATAGCTACAGCCAAGGCCGCAGTCATGTCGGTGTTAGCGCCGCCTGTTGATTGGTCGTCAACGTCGGTATCAGCCAAGATGATATCGAAAGCGCGGTCGTCGATGTAAGCGTTCATCGCTGCGCTAAGGTCGTTTGCAATCAAGCGGTCTACATCGCCACCACCCTGAAGAATCAACTGCTTGGTGTAAGTTGACTTCGCGCTGACACGCTCTGGAGTCATGGTCACGCTGTCCAAATCCAAGCCTGAGTTTGCGTTCGGGTCGGCTTCGCCTTCACCTGTTCCAGTAGCCTTGGTGGCTACGCGAGGGAACTGGAGGTTTCCAGTAGCGTTCCGGATGACAGTTGTGCCGAGCTGCTCAATGACAGTTGGAGCACGCAAAGCCTCGATAGCTGCTGGTACGGCAGTTGGAACGAATCCAGTGCCTGAGCCAGTGGTTGCACTGTGCTCGTCGGCATCACCCAATGCACGCAAAGCGATGGAAGGGATAGCGATTTGGCCAGCCAACTGCAAGCCTTGAGACCGAGCCTCTTTGTTCGCCTCCTGTGCCCATTCAGCTTCAGCGCCTTCCAAGTTGCGACCGTT